CGATTCTCTGGAATTTTTGGGAGAGTCACTATCGCTGTGGCGTTCCTTGTTGCGCTTGTTGAGTCAGTTATGAGTGAGCGCAAGAGAAGTCACTGGTCTTGGAAGCGGTGGTCAGTACGTTTTGGGTATTCATTAGTTGGCCACACGTTATTACCCATTTTGCACCCCGCGCCCAGAGTGTTGTCACACTTCCTCGTTAACTTTGCAGCCTTCAGATCGCATCAGGATCTGAAACTTTCAGTTGTTGAGTCTGTTTGCATCGTAGAGCGTGAGCATGCTCGGGTTCGTGTGCAAGATGGGTTCTCGAGTGAGCGTAATGCCACACAAGATGCGAAAGATGAACCTTGTGATCCATCGTTTGGTGCACGGTCTATCTGGTCTGTTGAGGGGTTTTATGCTGACACTTATCGTAATTGTTACCATAATGATCTAATCTCTCTTGAAGGCCGGGTGGGCAAGCATCTACCTCAGCATGACCATCCCGAGGAAGTTTTGTTGGCTTGGAGGAAGTTGATTGTAGAGATTGTGCCCTTATTCACTCTGTTGATTGAGCCAGTGGTCACTCCTTTGGGATTTGATAAGTGGGTTTCCACTTTCCCCCCTCATAAGCGACGTGATTTTAAGGCTCTCAAAGAAGGGGGGTACGAACTCAAGGTCAACAAGACTGCCAAGAGCTTTCTTAAACAGGAGTTGGTGATGCGACGAGCTTTCCAAGACGACAAGCACAAGGATCCGAGAATGATCCAAGGAGGACCTCCAGAAATGACAGTGGCTTGTGGACCGTACACCAGGAAGTTGGCTAAACACATGCGGGCAGGTTTGAAGCCTTCCAAGCACAACATTCACGACAGCATAAATAATGGGCAGCAGGTCGTGTACACGTGTGGAATGAATTCAGTGGACATTGGTTCCGCGTTCGCTGAAGCTCTTAGGTATATTGAGAGCACCCTCGAGCCTGGTGAGAGGCTGGTCATCATTGAAGATGATGAGTCGAGGTTTGATGAACATCTCACCGAAGGTCCCTTTGAGTTTATCGACTCCATGTATTCACAATTGTTGCCACCTAAGATTCGGGCACATTTGTTGAGGACCAATAAGTCCAGGGGTAAGACGTCCCTTGGCACGAAATACACCGTACCCTATGGAATGCAGTCTGGCTTTGCCGACACTTCCTTGGCTACGAGTTTGTCCAACGCAGCCATGAAACACCGAATTCATGGGACTGGTAGACGTTGGATTACCATCATCTGTGGAGACGATTCTGTTACAGTCACCGTGAGCACTGAGTTAGAGAGACTCGGTGGTATCAAAGGACTTGAAGCCGCCTACGCAGAGTTGGGTATGGAGTGTGAAATCATCATTCGCGAAGATCCATTGGAGGCAGAGTTCTGCTCTTCTCGCTTCTTTCCCTGTGGTGACACGTTCATTCTAATGCCCAAGGTTGGTAAATTTTTCGGTCGAATGGGCTGGGACCGCATCAATCGTAGTCCCAGTAATCAGTTGGCATGGGCTCGTGGAGTCTTGATGACCGTGCGTAGTTATGGAAAGGTTGATCCACTTCTGAAAGCGCTGTATGACACATTGTCTATGGCCATTGGACCTGGTAAAATAATCCGAACCTACGATATGGAAAATAAGTACTCCTATGTGCCGCCCAATGGGGATGTCCCCCAGACCACTGAACCCGATGTAAATATGTATTATGCAACACACTACGGCTTCAACGCTCTCGATTTATCTTTGACCATTCGGGACATTCGTCTTATGGCCATCGGTATCCCTAGCGGAAGTGTATTCCTTCACCATATTTGCGACGTAGATTCATAGATCCGTCGTTGTTTGGTTTGTATATAGCAGTGTAAATAATTGTATGTAGCTGTAG